TGCCAGCACAACCATGATTGCGAAGAACTGCTGTTGATTTGCCAATCTGACCTTGATATGGAGTTGAAAACTGATCAGTTAGTGTTTTATAATCAAGACCAGTCACAGCACGATTTTGCGCCCTTGTCCACGCTGGCAGCTTGTTCCTGATGTCATCAATCGTGTCCCCATCATAACCGTATTCACCCTTTGTGTAGTTTCTTAAACTAACAGGAATCCCATAAGGAATTCCCGGTATATTGATAATTGTTTGCTTTTCAATTGTTCCACTCACAATATTACCAACAGAACCACCACCACTACGATAAAAAACTCTAATTGCACTGCCTGCACTAGGTATCAATCCTGCTCTGTTATTACCAAATATAACAAATGCCGTATAAGTCGAATCATATTCAACACGATATTCTCTTCTTGGTTGAGAATCTGTGAAAAAATCAACTTGCTGCCATTTTACACCATCAACGTAAACCCTTATAGAATCAAATATAACAGGACTTTGCCCCAATGTGATTGTTTGTGCCACTGAACCAGTTCCAACCGAATCAGCTTGAATTGTACGGCCTTCTAGGCCAACAATACTTGCATTCACTATATTGCCAGCAGGAATAATAATGTTGTCGTCCAGAATCGGATTGTTTTCAGAATCTGCTGGAAACAATTCTATCATTATCGATGTGCCACCAGCATCAACTTGAATGTCAAACGGTGTTGGAATAATTAAATCAACAAGCACCGGATTGTTCAAACTTGCAGTCCACAAAGATCTGGCAGCAATTGGTGGTTGAGGATTAAATCCAACCAATCTTGCCAATCTGAATGCATTTTCTATTTCAGTGACTGTGTCAATAAAAACTTCATTAGCTATTTGATCCATTTTAAAAGATAAAGTATCAGCCAAAAAAGCCCAGTTTTCAATAAGCATGATCGCTAAACTAGATTCTACAAAGTCTGAAAAGTCATTTTCAAAACGCTGTCTTATAAACTCAATCATTCTTGTTTTCATTGACCAAAAATCTTGATTTGTATAATTCAAATTGAAAATACTTGGCGTAGTTATAATTTGCGATTGCGTATATGGCGTGATGTCAAATGGACAATGATTATTTATTGCCATATTTTCTCCTTTTTAACTCATTGGAACTTGCAAAACAAGTTGCTCAACCTGTTTAATATTATCTGGATCAACAAAAGAAATTCTTATAAATAAAACATGTTCTTTCTGCGACCTATCGTCCGAAGAATTTAAACTATCATTATCTATCATAGAACTAACTTCAATATTTTGAACAGCAATTCTTGGCTCCCACCTTTGTATAGAGTCAGCTATCATGGATTGAGCTTGTTGCTGCAAAACTATATCATTTTGTTCAAATATTAATTTTTTCAATGGTGTGCCGAATTCTGGCAACATAACACGTTCACCGGGATTTGTCAGCAATAAACACAACAAATCAGATTTAATTTGATTGATTCCATGCTGAGAATACCAATATCCTTTTGGTGTTTTTCTGGTTGGATATGGTAAGCCTAAAAATGATCTCATTATTCCCCATTACACTTTTTGATAAAAGGATGCATCATAAATATACTCGCCAAAGGAGCGTCTTGAGAACAACTGCCAATAATTCGATCACTGATTTTAATACAACCTCCTTGATAAACCAAAACAGGCGCAGGACAAGGGCCTTTTTGACCGCTGTCTGGTATCGGGCAATCTTGACCAGCAAGCAACAAAATAACCCTTTTGTTTAAAAATAAATGTAAAGCATCAGAAACATTCACATATTCTGCTTTTGAGTAAACTAAGTTTACATTAGTTACATATTCAATTAAGTTTGATGGATTGTCTTCTTCACCAACAACAGTGTAATGATTATCTGTTGTGTAACAAACATAATTGCCACCAACACGCAAAAAAACTAAACCCGGTCCACTTCTTGCTTCTTGATACCTGTGAATATGCGGACCTTTGGGTTTATTGTCTTTTTGTGGCGCAAAAATCTGAATGCTTTGTTGTTGTGTTTCCTCTTGACTTGCATCATCATTAAAACTCATTTCAAGACCATAGCCAGTTCGTATTCTAACGAAAGCCTTTTTAGCCTTTGCTTGTGGCGCTCCACCTTCAACACGACATGGTCCACATTGCTCATTTCCTTCATCTGACATTTGAATCACATGATTGCTTGTGCTTTGAAGCAAAATTCCTCGATTTTTACCTGCAATATTTGGAGGACAACCAACACAATTTGGCTGTGATTCGGTGTGATCATTCAATTCAATTTTGTTGCCAGTGGCACTCTTTATTCTTACATAATTTTCTTTGCCACGAAGACCACCTTCAGGCGTTGATTTGTCTGTTTCAACATCACTCATTTCAATCGAATGGCCAGTCGCAGACTTCCAATAAGTTCTTCCCAAATACTTATTGTTGCAACCAAAGTCAAATTCACGATCCCAAGTTGGTTCTCCACTAGGCTCTTCCACACTATCATCCATAACAAATGCATGCCCAGAAATAGATTGTATCTGTATTCCACTTTGTGGCAAATCGCAACTTGTGTTTTGAGGAGTTAACGATCCACGATAAGGTCGGCACTCTTGCCTGTGTTTAAAATAAGGATTTGCACCTACTTGTGATTTAAAATATTTTGTTTTTGGAGATGGCGTTCTTGGATGACCGCCAATAATTTTTCTGTTGCTGACTTTTTCTTCACAACTTATTTCTTCTAATTTTTTCCCTTCAATAGGAGTTAAATTTAAACTTGGATCTGCATTATATTGAGCATCAGTTTGGGCTTCGTAATCTGGATTAGATGCCAAAGAACCAAATCCTTTTGCATAACGATCAATTTGATTTTGATTGTAAGCATCTTCAACACAACTAGTTTCCCCATCAACTATAACATTTCCGCCACATAAAGGATGCGCCCATTGACCTGCATAATGCAAATGGTCATCCTTAAGCATGATGTAATTGCCACAACTAGACATTATTTCAAAACGCTTCCACTTGCGATTACATTTAGGGTCGCCATCGACCATTTTTATCATGTGCTTTTCTGGAGTTTTAAATCCATAAATATTAGGATATGTAATTAATCTCTGAGCTTCTGGATTAGCCGCAAAGTCAATCACTGACGATAAATCATAACCATTATAATTTTCAGTGTTCCACGGTGGAAAATTCTGAGAGCCATCATTGGCACCAACTAAATATCCTTTTCTTTTGCCTTCATATATTTTGTAATACTCAGGAACATTAAAGCCAAAATTATGTTCACCATCAGGGCCACGACTTCTGTTCCAAGTTGTGCCAACATACTAAGGCGATTGCCTGCTGCCGTTTTCAAATAAAACACAAAGTATAGAACCAGCTGGAGGAACCCATGTCACACCAGAATCGTCAAATCCCCCTAAACAACTTATTGGCTGAGCAAAAGGTAATTGGTCAACTCTCATGTTTTGATCATGAAACAAAGGAGAGAAAAATCTAACTCTATTTTGCTTCCAAATATCAATTGTGTCTACACAAAGAGCAGTGTATAAACCAAATTGCATTTGTGCTTGCTCAACAACATTTGAATTCTCAACTAGCTCTGCACGAACAATTTCACGCATGTCATAATTCATGCCGCCAATTCTACTTTCTATGCTTGCTATTCTTCTTGACAAAGCAACTAATTCTTTATGATGCACTAAACTCATTATTTTTTTACCTTTATTTCGTGGATTGACCCTGACCCTGACCACTAAAGTTCTGATCAATACTTCCGCAACCATCACCACCAACAGCTTCGTTGTAATCAATGTCTATGTTTGGTTGAGGTAACATCAATTTAAAACTAGTTGTATAAGAACCATTTTGTATGTCGTGAGAAACACCAGTTATTTTATATTTTTTATTACTTAAAAGACTGCTGCATGTTGATGTTTGCAACCATGTTGATGTTGCACTGTTTCCATAAAAAAAGGGATTTATAAAAACTATTGATAAATTCCCTCTTGATACTAAGTACAAAGGATCACTGTAAAAAGGATCGCCAATTATTTTCAAATCGCATTCCCATCCGGGTTTTCCTCCAGTTCCAGCTGATTGTGCCGCCTGCATATGCGCAGCATTTCCTTGGGCAGATTTTACGCCATGCTCTTCTGGACTTCTAAATGTCCACTCATGTTGCATTGTAGAAGGACTGGTTTGAGAACCTACCTTTTGCACATCAGCAGGTGATTTTACATAAACAGGAGTGCCTCCAGAAGATCCGCCAGCAGTACCACCACCACCCGGAATAAATCCTTTGGGCCAATTTATTGTTGGATTAAAACTTAAAACAGGTGAACAGTTTCCTCCATTTATCACATAAGTAGCAAGATGTCCAACACAACATCCTTTTTGAGCATCAGTAGGGTCTTCTTTAATCACTAAACTATTATCACTAGTATTATATAAAAATAATAAACCACGTCCTTCTTTTGATGTGACAGAAGAAAGCCACATTCTGACCGTAGACAACGCACTTTGTCTGTCCATTGGCCAAATTGCTCTTGGACCGTTTTTTCCACCATCAGATGCAGCAAATTCTAAACTATCAGGTGCCTGACTGTCGTGCTTTTGAAATGATACTTTGCTAACCCTAACAGTTGGACTATTCATTAATTCTCTTATTGCTGTTTTCAAATTCATTGGAGAATCAGAAGATCCTTTCGATCCAGATTGCACAATAGATGCATCTTCAGACAAAGGAGTTCCTAATTCTAGTTTAATTTTTACATTTCCTCCTTCAAAACTAGTATCAACTCCTGTGAATATCCCACGAAATTTTTTCCCAGCAATTCTACTGGCCGACATAACATTTACAGAACTATTTAAGCTATCTCTAACTATCCAGCCAAAGTCAAACTGAATATTTGCAAGTTCTTCGTCTTTTTTTGAAGTGGATTTGTTTAATGCTCTGATTATACTTCTATACATTGCGCCGCCACTGTCAAGTATTTCAAATTTCGCTCCCAAACCTTGAGAGCCACCTTGGAAACCATAATTAAATGATGTTATTGTGGCTAAATTCACCTTTGGAGAGGATTGGTTGCCAACTGTTAGTATTTGTCTTTTGTTGTCTCCCGGTCCAGCAGGAAAAGAAAGTTCAACAAAAGGAGAATAAACAAATCCTGCCATTTGATCTTTTGGTGTTGAACATGTATATGTTTCAATACATTCTTTTGATGCTTTACAAGCCATATTTACCTCAAAATAGAATCTGGTAATCTAATATTCAATCCAGCTTTGAATTTAAAAATATCTATTATATTGTTTGCTTCCATAATCTTCCACCAGAAATCAGGTGTTCCATAAATACTTTTTGAAACCAAATCTGGTCTGTATTCAGTTCCGGGAGTAACAACATAATATCTATCTCTTTCAGTCATCGGAATGTTGACTTTTTTATAAGTTGCAAATGTCAAAATTTTATTCTCTGTGTAATAAACAACCGGCGTTTCAGCATATCTGCTTGAAATCGGCACAAATCTCAATGGTGTTGCATCAGATGCCTCAAATAAATTTGCCATAATTATTCCTTTAAGGTATAACGCCTGTAAATATTTGATTTGCTCCGGGCAATTTAACTTGATCATAAACAACATCAAATTGCATATCGATATCAAACTTATATGGCAAAAAAGTGTCTTCGTCCCATGGAACTGAGGTGTCATATTTCAATGCATAACTTTTAAGAATAGCATTAACAGGTAGCCCCATGTCTAATAATTGTCCGCATTTAATTTGGCAAATAGGAGGTGGAGTATACGGAGCGCCACCTGCTCCATCTGATCCAGAGTTAAATGGATAAACAGCAGCTTGAATTGCTCTTATGTACTTCTGAAAATCTTTAATGTCTGACGGTTGAGTAACCATAAAATGTGCCGTCCAACTTATCGTTCTGTTTTCAGAACTCTGATAAGTTTTGTAGGGCATGCTTCTGCCAATACCGGGTTCATCTGCATAAGTTGCACCTTTGTTGTCTCCTATGTCTGGCAAAGACTGCATTGGTATTGTAGTTGATAATGCAGGTATAGAAATAAAACATTTACCTTTTAAATCAACAAGTTGACCTGTAGCTTGTGTTGCTTTCATTTATTCCTTATTAAACTTTAGGTGGACCAATGTTCAGAACTTGTTTTGCTGTTGTCTGACCAACTAATCCTGACGTTGCTCTGTAAAACTTAGGTGGTCGTGTTTTTACTTTATTCATGCTTGTGTCCACATCATTATTTGAACCACTTCCAGATGGTGGTTGTGCTGTTGGCCCCTTAAGAGCCTCTAATACCTTAGTAAACAAATCAACAAGTTCTTCTTGAAGCATTGTTTGTTTTGATGCTTCTTGTGAAATTTCTATAATTTCTGGCGAAGTAATTGATATAATATTATTTTCTTCGCCTTTCTTTTTGGCTGCAACTTTTGATTGTTGGCTTGATGATGTTTCTCCAGAAGTGCTTACTCCACCGCCAAACATTCCTTTAACAATCCATCCTGCATTAACAGCAGATGCTGCTGCATAAAGAGCATTGTACAATGCTTCTGGTATACCGCTCACAATACCAACAATTCCGTCCATAATTGTTTGACCAAGCCATATTGGCATGTCAATAAACAGTTGTTTAAATCCACTAATTATTGTTGATCCTAACCATGTTGGAATGTCGATAAATGTCTTTTTCAATGC